ATTCTATGACAACGACGACAACGACGACAACGACGAAGAAGAAGACAGAGACTGAACTTGAAATTCTTCCTACAAATCCATTTGTGTTTGAAATCCTTGCTCTTGCCTCAAAGCAAAGATCAAAGGTAAAAAAAGTGGAAGTTCTTAAAACATACGAACACAATTCGTTAAAAGCAATTTTTATTTGGAATTTTGATGAAAGTGTAATTTCAGCACTTCCAGAAGGTGATGTTCCATTTTTTGGTAATAATGATATGAAAATATCAACAATGTCTGAAAGAATTGAAGATCAAATTAAACAAATGAGTGGTGCATCAATAGGAGCAATTGATCAAAGATTTTCCACAATTCGTAAAGAATATGATAAATTTTATAATTTTATCAAAGGTGGTAATGATTCTCTTAATGGTATTCGTAGAGAAAATATTTTTGTAAATCTTCTTGAAGGTTTGCATCCACTTGAAGCAGAAATTCTTTGTCTTGTGAAAGACAAAAATCTTGAAAGTAAATATAAAATCAATAAAGAGATTGTGTCTGAAGCATATCCTGATATTGTTTGGGGAAATAGAGGTTGAACTCTGGAGGAAAAGTATTGAATATTATACATAAAGACTGCGATAAATCATTATCAAAAGATAAAAGTCTTCCTGTTAATTCTTATCTTGTGACTTATCTTGTAAAAGATAAGGAAAAATATGATATAGTACAAGCAGGTGGTAAGGTGGAAGTGTTTGATAATTATTATGATGAATATGGAAAGGGAGCACTGAAAGAAATTAAATGGACTGACGGTAAAGTAAGTCCAAAAGTTTATGGATATGTTCCCAAAGAAACAAAAAAACGTAGATAAAAGTAGCGGCACGATACACTCAAAGTATCGGTTGCTACTTTTTTAATTTTACGGTAATATATACAGTACGTTCAACCCGCAAGGGTCGGAAGTAAGTTGACTCGGAACGGTACGTTCATTCGCTATTCGCAAATAGCGAACGCAAAAGCCGACTGAAGGAACGCTCTTTAACCTAAACAACTAAGGAGAAAACCTAATGTCACAAGTAGTATATCGTGGTGTCCCTTATGACACCGAAGTGCGTAAGCAAGATCAAACCCAGCAACAACCTCAACAATACGATGCCCAGTATCGTGGAGTAAAGTTTGTTAAGGAGGTTGAGAAAAAATGAAAAACAATAACTGGCAACTTATTTTAATCAAGCAGCAAAAAGAAAAAGAACAACGCAAACATCAAGCAAAACTTGCAATGGCAATGCGATAATATCAAGGGGGGAATTGACTTCCCCCCTTTTTTTGTGTAGAATAACTGAAGATAACTTTATTATATGGATAGAGAAAAAGTTAAATTGATTATAAGGAATATTGAACTGCTTTTGGATTCTTTGAAGGCAGAGATATATACAGACGTTCATGCACATAAAGTAAAAAGTAATCAACGAACTGTTGATTATGATGAAGTATTTGAGGATGATGATGACTAAAAGGGCAAAACAATTGGTGAAGTTGCTTGAGAAACTTACAAAACAGGATCATCTATATTCTGGTGAGAAACTTAAAGAAATGAAAGCACAATTGCGAGTTGTAAAAGAAGAACTTGCACAAATCGAAGCAAAATACTCAAAAGGATTTGGAAAAAAATGAGACCTATTAAATCAAAAGATCTACTTGAACTAGATAACAATATGAAAGTTGTGATGCTTCGGCAGACACAACTCCCTCAAACTCTTGTTTATCAGGGAGGTAAGAATGATTACTCTGAAGAACCTATTCATACGAAACTCACTCCGAATGAAACGGAATGTGGAAAATGGGTTATTGAGCAGTTACTTGCAAACGAACGTGGGCACTGGGGTCCATTGGAGCATCCTGCGATTACTTTGGACTGCGTTGGATTCGTTCATAATGTAATAGTTCAGGCACGAACTCATCGTGTTGGCGTATCATTTGATGTTCAGTCTCAACGTTATACTGGTCGTCGTGTGCTGAAAGTTGCGAAGGGTGAACTAAACCCCCAAGAAGTTTATTATGTGCGTCCTCCTGGTCTTTATTTGGACCGTAAGGCACACAAGTATGAATGGACACAGGAAGACTACGAAAGGGAGTTGAAGTTCTGTGTAGAGGCATCTGAGAGGTATACGGATCTATTTGAGAATCGTGGTATGGCAGAAGAGCATCTCCGAGATTATCTTCCACAGAATATTCGTCAGAATTTTGTGGTTTCGTTCTCATTGAGAGCAGCACTTCACTTTCTGGATTTGAGGGCAAAACTTGATGCTCAACTTGAAATTCAAGCACTCTGTGAAGGTATGGTTCCTACAATCAAAGCATGGGTCCCCGAAATCTTCAGTTATTATGAAGAGAAGAGACTACATCGTGCTCGTTTATCTCCTTGAGGAATTATGAAAACCTGGTGTGTAAAAGACCATTTGACTGGTCAGATATTTAAAGTTATTCTTACTGAAGATGCATTTCAAGAATTTCTAAAAGAAAATCCAGATATTGATGAGTGTATTGAATGTATTGAATGTGATGATGCTCCTTCTATTTGTATAGAATAAATACTTATGCCTTGACTTGGTGACACATTTCAGGTAGGATGGGGGCAGAAATGTCCCTTTCTTTTATAAATATCATTGTCACCAAGTTAAGAGTAGTATGAAACACTTTTATGTGTATTATTCCTATGAGGAATATGGGAGAGGTTATATTGGAAAAAGAGAATGTAAATATCTTCCAGAAGAAGATGTAAATTATTTTGGAAGTTTTAAAAATAAAACTTTTAAACCAACTCAAAAAATTATTTTAGAAACTTTTAATACTGTAGAAGAAGCACTTGCGGCAGAATGTACTCTTCATAATTTTTATGAAGTAGATAAAAATCCTCATTTTGTCAATAAAGCAAAACAAACTTCTAAAAGATTTTATTGTTGTTTGGATGGTGAGAATAATCCTATGTATGGTAAATTTGGCGATGAACATCCTTCTTATGGATATAAACATACCGAAAAAACTAAAAGAAAAATAAGTGAAGGACAAATTGGTGAAAAGAACCATATGTACGGTAAATTTGGTGAAGAACATCCTTCTTATGGGTCAAAAAGAAATGAAGAAACAAAAAGAAAATTAAGTGAGGGTAGAACCGGAGAAAAAAATCATAGGTATGGTAAAAAATCTTGGCATAGTGGACAAAGTTTGATGATGTGGATTACTGATGATATAGAAAGTAAGTATGTATTCAAGACATCTAAAATACCTGAAGGATGGCGCAGAGGTAGAACCTTTATTAGAAACACCAATAAATAATTTTTTACATAATAATTTTGAGAGGAAAAAATGCCAACATACCCAATTATTAACAAAAAAACTGGGGAACAAAAAGAAGTGAATATGAGTATTCACGATTGGGATCAATGGACAAAGAACAATTTAGATTGGATTCGTGATTGGTCAGACCCATCAACTGCACCAAATAATTGTGAAGTGGGGGAATGGAAAGATAAACTCATCAGTCGTAACCCTTCTTGGAATTCTGTGCTTGAAAAAGCTAGCAAGGCTCCTGGTTCAACAGTAAAAAAAATCTAACAAAACATAATGGCAAGACAAAGAAAGAGAAGTGGCGATCAACCAATTGGGGTTGGTATGACTGCAAAACAAGCAAAAAGAAAAAAACCAATCAGTGCCGATTTACTAATAGATATTGAACCTCTCACCGACAATCAAAAGAAACTTTTTGAATCTTATAGTGAAGGAAAACATTTAGTTGCTTATGGTGCTGCAGGAACAGGAAAAACTTTCATTAGTCTTTATAATGCCTTAAAGGATGTTTTAAATCCTATTACTCCTTATGAACAAATTTATATTGTTCGTTCTCTTGTAGCAACTCGTGAAATTGGATTTCTTCCTGGAGATCACGAAGATAAATCTTCACTTTATCAAATTCCTTATAAGAATATGGTAAAGTATATGTTTCAGATGCCAAGTGATGCAGATTTTGAAATGCTTTATGCTGGATTAAAGGCACAAGAAACTGTTAAATTCTGGAGCACTTCATTCATTCGTGGAACAACTCTTGATAATTCAATTATTATTGTGGATGAATTTGCTAATTTAAATTTTCACGAATTGGATTCTATTATCACTCGTGTTGGTGAAAATAGTAGAATTGTTTTTTGTGGTGATGCAGAACAAAGTGACTTAATTAAAGCAAATGAAAGGAATGGTATTGTTGATTTTATGAGTATTCTTCGCAAAATGCCTTCATTTGAAATAATAGAATTTGATGTAAATGATATTGTCCGCTCTGGCTTATGTAAAGAATATCTAATTACAAAACACGAATTGGGATTAACAACCAGATAGTTCGTGAAAATTCAAATAATATAAATAATTATAACTTTCACGAACTAATATGCCTTACAATATTTACTTAATTACTAATTTTCAAAATAAAAAACAGTATGTTGGAGTAACTAAATTTCCTATTATTGAAAGATTTTATCAACATACCAAAAGAGGATTTCTTTTAACTGAAGCAATCAAAAAATATGGTGAAGATAAGTTTTCTATTGAATTAATTGAAGAAGTTGATACTGCTGGAAGAGCATATGAATTGGAACAGTATTATATCAAAGAGTATAATAGTAAAGTTCCTTATGGTTATAATATAACTGATGGTGGTGATGGAATTTTTGGTTGGGAAGCAACCGAAGAATACCGACAAGAATGCTCTGAAAGGGTTACACAACTTCATAAAGAAAAAAAAGTTGGTATGTATGGTAAAAAACATTCACCTGAAACTATTGAAAAAATGAAAGAATCCCATAAAGGAAAACAATATTGCTTGGGCAGAAAGATGAGTGAAGAATCAAAACAAAAAATAAGAGAAAAACATTTGGGAAAAATTGTGACTGAAAAAACTAAGAAAAAAATTAGTGAAAATCATCACGATATTTCTGGAAAAAATAATCCTATGTATGGTAAAAAACATTCACCTGAAACTATTGAAAAAATTAAACAAAAAGCATTACAAAGAAAAATTACAAAACATAATAATGAGTCATAATGACAAATCCTTTAATTGAAAAATATAATGAACTATATGGTTCAAAACAAAAGAAAATAGAAAGATTTAATTATGTAGATTTGGATCTCCCTCAATTAGAGAGGGAGACTATTGATGGGGTTCGTTATTATAAAGTTCCCAATGAGGATGAGTTAATTAAACTTGTCTCCATTACTTCTGTAACCAGTCATAAGAATCGTCAGTTCTTTGCTGATTGGAGAAAGAAAGTAGGAGAAGAAAAGGCAAACAAAATCACAAAGCAAGCAACCAGTCGTGGGACTGATATGCACACACTTGCTGAAATGTATTTGAAGAACGAAGAGTTTAATTCTGAAGTTCTTCCAATTTCGCAAATGCTATTTGGGATTGCCAAACCTTATTTAAATAAAATAAATAATATTCACGCACTTGAAAACTCTTTGTATAGCAAAGTTTTAGGTATTGCGGGAACTGTTGATTGTATTGCAGAATACGATGGTGAATTAGCAGTTATTGACTTCAAGACTTCAAAGAAACCAAAACCAAGAGATTGGATTGAGCATTATTTCGTTCAATGTGCTGCCTATGCTTGCATGTTATACGAGATGACTGGTATAATGGTAAAGAAATTTGTAATTATTATGGCTTGTGAAAACGGAGAATGTGAAATTTATGAAGAATACGATAAAGGAAAGTACATCAAGTTACTCACCGAATATATTAGAGAATTTGTTAGAGATAAACTTCAGCAATATGAATGATAAAATAAAGGAAGAATTGGACAGTAAATTTATCTGTCCTCAAAAGTTTGCACAAGAGATTGAACAAATTGTAAAAAATTGTAAGGTCAATTATATTGATGCGATTGTTAGTTATTGTGAAGAAAATTCAATTGAAATTGAAAGTGTATCTAAATTAGTTTCTAAACCACTAAAAGAGAAACTTAAAAATAATGCAACTGAACTTAACTTTTTAAAGAAAACTACTAAAGCACGTTTGCCTCTTTAATACTAAACTATATAATAATGCCTGCGTTGGGTGCAATCTTCACAGGTAGAGAGGAGGCAGTAATGCCTCTTTTCTTATATAAATAATAATGCACCCAACTCAAGAGCAGAATGTATTATGTTTATCTCTGGGTAAGAGAAGATAGAACACCCTATTACGTTGGTAAGGGTAAAGAATATAGAGCGTATGTAAAGCATATTTGGGGGAAAAGATGGATTTCTCCTCCACCAAAAGATAGAAT